GATCCCGGACCCCGTCGTTAATTCCGATCATCTTTATTGAAGCGATAGTCTAGGTAAGCACCTATCGATATAACTACTGCTACTAATACAATTACTATCATATCTTCTTATTTACACTTATATAATATGATAACGCGCGCACATATCCAACCAAAATGCTAAAAATGTTTACTCTGTATAGCTAGTGATCTGAACTAAAACCGCACTATAGGTCTAAAAGTGCATACCGGACTAAAAATAGAATTGGCTATTTACGTTAAAAATAGCCATGATTTCATCTAAAAATAACCCGGGGAGGAGTGGATCATCTAAAAATGTACGGATATTGCTCTAAAAATAGGACTCTCTATATACGCAAGATCACACGCAATCAGCACTATACGCACTAAAAATAGGATTCGCATTTACTCTCTATATATACAGAGTCGAACTAAAAATATAATATGCTATATATAGAGACATGAATTGGACTAAAAATAGACTCACTCCTTCTAAAAATACGTCCTGGTATTTCATCTAAAAATAGGCGGTATTGGACTAAAAATAGCCTGTTCCCTTATCCGCGCCATACAGTTCGTTTAAGAACATCTAGGCCGTTTATAGGTTCAGAATCCAGAAGGAATGGGATATAGAGACTATGCCCCGTGAAAACGCGTAGGACCGGCAGGGAGATATATAACCTATTCAGTCTGATGCTACTAGACACTAAACTTGCAATTCCATCTCGTTATAAGACCAGTACTTTTACATGTATCGTATCTAAAAATAACTCGGGGTGCGGGAGGTACTAGACTCTGCCTTAAAAATAGCGTACCTAGTAACCTGGATAAAGAACCATTAAAAATAACGTGCTTATTACTTATACATGTATATGCATTACTTATATTACTTGTATATGCTTATGCTGTCTTCTCGTTCTATATATACTTCTTCAGTATCCGTAAACATTACATTCCTACGGCTACTACTTAGTTTGGGAGTTTTTGATATGATCCAATGCAATAAGAATTAATCCATTTAAGTATTGCCAATTGGGACTTGCTGTTGGATAATGTCCAAAAATCTCAACTAGCTTTTCTTCTTGCCATTTTCGTTCTGAAGCAATTGGTGACAACCATCCGTTGCCTTTGCTATCAGATTTAATAAGTTCATCCATCTCTTTATTATTTGTAGTCAGGACAGGATTCGAACCTGTATGGTATTCATCATAATGAATTGTTTATTCTTTTATAAGGTTCTTTTGCCCTACCGAACCATTGGCAACCAATTTCGCCACCTGACTATTCATCTTATTCTGATTTATATGTTTTTAATTTATTTTCAATTTGAATTTTCTGATATTCTAAGTGCAGCACTTTACTTTTTTTACTTACAACATCATAAGCAATATCAAATAATTCTTTTTCTTCTTTTGTTCGCCATCCCATTTTAATAATGCAAAGGGCATTTTCTAATTCTAATTTCATTTTTTTATTTTGTTTGTGTCTTTTTAATTATTGCTTGAGCATATGTTAATACTTTCATTCCTTCATCATATGCTATAGAAACTCCTCCTAAGCACTCCCATCCTTTTTCAAGGAATTCATTTACATCTACATTTAGGTCGTATGAACCGTCTTTAACGATAACTCTGTATTCTGTTCGTTCCATCTCGTTCTGATTTATTTTTCTACAATTTCAATTAGTTTTTCCTAAGATCGTTATACATTCCATAACATAATGGATATAATATATTCATTGCAACACATATGAATACCAATCCTGATCGTTTGTCAGAATCCCATGTTGCTGGGTTCCAATTCCATAAAATAAATCCGGCAATTGCGTATATGCTTAAGCATATTGCAATTATTGTGATGATGTGTTTCATATTATTTTTCTACAATTTCAATTAACTTATCAAGACAAGCAAGTTCTGCTTCTTCTCTATCAGTTGTATTTACTTCTAGTTCAATACTTTGATCTTCATTCCATAATGGATCAAGTTTATGAATCACAATATAAAACCCTACTAATTGATTAGTATTATCAACAGATAATGTTATATCATGTTGTAGTCCATACTTCTCTCTAAACCATCTAAATGCTTGAGAGAGGGTTGGCGCAGAATATCTAAATCTTTGCATATAGTTATTAGTGTGACTATTGAGTATGAGTTCACCTTCATTATCAAAATATCCAAAACAAGGTTTATCAAATCCAAGTGCTTTGAGTTTAACCGCCAACTCATAAGGTACAAATTCTTTTTCCATCTCTTTTTTATATAAAATAAGAAAATCAATTGTTATATCCAATCTGCATCTGGTTTTATTTTCAAGTTCTTTGTGTATGATTCTATCATCTCTTTCATTATTTTATCTTGTAGGTTGATAATATCCGGATCTAGCGCTGGATCCATTGTTCTTGGAACATGCACTGGAATTACATTATATAGTTTTGATACTATGTTACCGGTGGTGGAAGCAACATATGTATTAGCAAACTTGCTTATTTGTCCTGCAGAGTGTCCTGAGTCATGTATCATTGCTTTGTTATAATGTTGTATGTAACGATGCAAGAAAGGAAATTCAATGTCCCAATCTTTTAATATGTTGTATCCTACACCGCAACATGTTTCATAATCCGGATTTTTATTCAAAAAATCTGAACCTCTGATCCAAACGCGAATCACTGCAACTTTGTCTGGCTGTTTAACGCTTTGTATGAACGTGTACCAACACGCAGATTCCTCTGAATACATTAATGACATACCTTCATAACATGTTGCAGGAACCTCCATACATTTGTGTCGTGTATCTACTTGTATATGCTCACAATCATTTGGTATGATGAGTCGACGTTGATACGCAGTTTCAAAGTATTTAATGATGTACTTAGGTATCAGTGTATCTTGTTCACCATACTGTAACATATCTAGCATAGCGTGCCATTGCATTTGATCCGTCATGTCCCGTAGATTTGGGATAACGGGAGGATACATTTGAATAGGTGTTACGGTTCTTTGGTCAGCGCTGATGTGACTAATAGATAATGGCATCTTATTCTGTTTTAAAGGTTACTATTATAATCCCAATTTGTATAACTAAAAAATATCCCAAGAAAACAGATATTCAAGTCATAACACGTATCTTCCTTTCTACCTTTTACAGCTCCATTTGATTTACATCTCATCTCTTTCCAATGTTGTGGAAGGAAGTTTATCGATATCGACTTACTACGATATATGTGTTTCTTATTTGTTTTTTTACTGAACCAAATTGTCATTTTATTCTTAATTAAAAGGTTTTTCTATCATTGCATCAAATATATCATCAAACTTATCCATAGTGCATGCAGTGGGTGATGGATTGGTAATTCTGATCAGACCATTTTGATACGTATGCAGTCTGCTTAAATATTCATACGTCATTTTATCATACACTACCAATTTTTCAACTGACCATTTGAATGCTTTGAAAACATTCTTATTTGGTAGTATGCGTTTAGCTATCTTCATTTTCATGTCCGATAGTTTGGCCTTGCATTCACCAGACTTTGTATCAATTAGTATCATACCAACACATACGCTTTCATCTATTGCCGAATTGAAACGATAATGTATGAATGAAAGATAGTATTGATTCAATTCAGCTTGGAGATATAATGGCATCTTATTCTGATTTAAAGGTTAACGTCGAATTGAACATTGATCAATCATTTCTGACAATCGATAAAGTTCATATGTTTGGTATGCTAATGCTATTGCAATTGCAATCAAAATAATTAAATTGATTTTTTTACTTGTATCCATTTTAGTATTCTGTTTCTTCTGTTCTAGCTAATTCTTCTTGTTGTATCCTATCTTCTGCATACTCATATACTGCAAAGAAATCATCACGTTCTGGTTTGCTTAATTGCAATAAGCGTGGACCGATTGTCTTCATATCACAACAAGCTTCGTCACTATCATAATGCAACGTTGCAATGGTGTAACACGATTCAGGATTCACAAAACAATTTTTGTGTATGCTAGTATTATTTAAACGATAGAATTCTTCTCCAACTTCCCAACCATTATCTACGTACTCTTGTTCTTTCCCGTAATACGAGTTAGGATACCATTTAACAATTTCGTAACGTCCTTGACTGAAACGACATTCAATTTGATTGATTCTTATTCTCATTTGTGTTGTTGTTTTGCTTGTTCTAAATGACGGCAACGTTTTCTAAAGCCAAAGCCTGCACATGTACATGACCATCTTGCATTTTGCAATGTTACGGTATATGTTGAACCCGATGAACTTGCAATTTGATATTGTGCATCGCCGTTAAATGCACGTTGTTTAAACTGACGCCTTTCCCATATAAAATTGGCATCTTCTGGAGTTACATCATCAGCTATTCGAATTTTACCTCCTTCGGCATCATGAAATAGCATGACTCTTCCAGAAATAAAATTAACAATGATTGGCGGATATAATGACTCACCTCGCTTCAATGATCTAACTTGTTGTTTGCTATAGATTTGTTCTTGTTGCATTACTCTTATTTTTCTATAATATAAGAAATAATTGATTAGAATCCAACCTATAGGTCATCTAATCCGTCAAGTAAAGTATTGTCCCACAATGCAACGTCATCATCTTCATGCTGCATTATGGCTCGTTTCAAGGTTTCGATATCAAATTCAATTGGACCATATTCGCCATCGGAGCAATCAAATACGACGCGATCATCTACAAGTTTCATTTCAGCTTGGCGACTCCATTGTGCTTCACCGCGATATACTATGGTTTCTTTACTCATATCAACATTTTATTCCAGGAAACTTTATTCTTTTGTATTTTTTATCTCCTTTGTATTCATTCATACTAGTTACTACGTTTTGAATATCAAAGTCATTTGGTAGTTCGTTCGGCCCATATGTAGAAGTTGTAGTTATCGTAGTTCCACTACATACCGGAGTAGTCATTGGATCTGGAATATTAGTATCACATTCAATTGTCAATGGTCTAGGATACCACTGAATCCCAGGCAATGAATATGGAGGATTACCTCGCTCAGGTTCAAGAATTCTATCCGGAGTCTTCTTATCAAATACTAATTTTAAATGGTCTTTGATTTGTTGGGTTTGAGTTTTGTTTAACTCTTTCGGATCAGCCATTTCCATGAATCCTTGTAGCCAATAAGCAAATTGTTCTGGTGTCATATTATTTCCTTTCTTTTAAAGCATTCATACACATTTCTTTTAAAGCATCTAATTCAATCTCTGGTACATCATTTGCATTAAAACATTGAAACCCTGCAGTCTCAACATGATTATCGACCATTGTTAGTACATGGTAATCATCTAATTGCATTTGCAAGTCTTTAGTTATTTGAGTTAGTTTATCGCCGCCCATAGTTTCCAAAGCTGAAACTGGAATACGTATTATGAATATTGGTTTCGCCATCTTTTTTTTATATTATATGAAATTTTTATGTATCGTCCAATCAAACAGTAAAAATGGTAGGACCTAAATCCTACCATTTAACCTATTTTATATTCAAGAATGTTCCTGTACCGCCGGCTACCGTTGTCGGTAATACGCCATTCCACTTATTAGCCTTAAGGAATTCAACATACAATGGTGATATCTCCTTTTGCTTAAGCTTAGTTGCGAATGCGTATGCTTGTGCATCTATAACTACCTTTGCAGAGTCACCTTTAGCTTTTGCAATTTTCTCTTGAGCCTCAGCTTCCGCTACTAATTTTCTTTGCATAGCTGCTTGCGCTTCTTGCACGGCTTTTGTTTTACTTTCTATAGCTTGTTGTAATGCAGTTGGTGGCACGATATTTGTCCTTAATTGAGATACAATGAACCATTTAGATAACCTTTTATTACATTCCGTTACAATAGCAGCTTCAAACTCTTCTCGTTTATTAAATATAGCATCAACTTCCCACTTATTGGCTACGTCATTTACTGAAGATACAATAGCATTCATTAACCAACCTTGTTCAATTTCTTTGATATCTAATCTCAAGTTTTCAAACATATCACCAATAGCAGTTGATTTTAATGAATAATTGAAAGAAGGTTTAATTGATGCCGCAAAACCACCTTTAGTTATTACGGTTTGATCTTTATACTCGATATGTTGTTGGTATGTCGGAAATTCTAGCATTTGTTCAGTCCAAGTATTATAAAGTACCCATCCCGTTTTATACTCATAATTCGATACGCCTCTATCATCACCTGTTAGGTTTACTTTAATACCAACATGTCCGGCATCAACTCTTTCTAGTGCAAACGGTTGAATAATAGATATAATTAACCCTGCTAAGAATATTGTAACAGGTTTAATTAACCATAACATATTAAACGTTTCTCGTTCATCGCCCCAACGGTCTTTTCCAATCACATTCATACTACTTCTCGTTGAGAATGCTACAACTCCTGCAGCTACTAATCCTACAATAAAAATTACTAAACTAATCATTTTTCTTTATTTTTTATAAAAATTTTAAACGTTTCGTTTGTTAAATATATAACGACTCCTAACAATCCAACGAAACATAACAATTGAAGGAACCCATTAACTTCTCTACTGATGATATATTCACCAAATGCGGATGTAGTTACCATAAATCCTAACCACATCAAAAATAATTTAAAATATTTCATTTTTCTTTTTTTAACCAACCATTTTGAATTAATAAAAGTAAGAAGCCTCGGAATAAACTGATACCTTCTGGTGTCATCATCTTATTAGCTTCTTTCATACTTTCCGAATCGCCATCTAAAACACCTAACATCCATGTTGGATTATCAATACTATGTTCTTCATCAGTATGTTTAATAGTTAGCACGATCCAACAGTCGCCCCACGTATCTTCTAACTCAGTACCATCAGTTGCTAACAATATATTAGCTTCAAATGCATAATCATCATTCTCCCAAACACGACGCAAACTTCTAGTAACATCAAATTCATCGATGGTTGTGATACTTACTAGATTTGATGTAGGCTTTGTTGTTTCTTTAACATACCAAACGCCATTAACTTGAATTCTATCTTCCATTTTATTTTATAATTTTTATTCAAACCATTTTTTAAATGTTGCAACATCTGCAGAAGATTCAGTATTCTTTGTAACCTTTACTTTTCTTTGAGTAGGCTTACCACTCTTAGGTTTTCTGAATCGTTCATAAGCCGATTGCATCGATCCCGACATGATCTTAGAATATGGCACATGTACTTTATGCTCATTATCAAAATTCATATTAGGTCTATTCACTGCACTCATCTACTATAATACATTCGTTGTTGTTCTAAAATAACTTCGCGTAACATTTTATTCTCACGTTTTAACTCTTGACATGATTCAGATTTTTTTATCATTTTAGTACCAATGTATATGCCTAATACGCTACCAACAATTGATCCGGCGAGCATTGCCCAATATTCTGCTTTCATAATCCGTTAATGTATTGATTTGCAAAAAGTAAACGAGCCATCTTGAATTCTCGAGCTACATATAATCTAAGTCCGTGTGCTTGAGCAATTGGCTTAAGCATCGGGAGAATCTTGTTCAACGGCTGTTTGCCTAGCTGCATTTTGTTCATATTCAAATCTTTGAGTAATAAATTTTCTTTGTGCTGAACTACGATCACTATTCTTTTGTTGTACTTGTTCGTACTCAATAGTCAATTGTTCCATTGAAAGTTCTGCAATCTCCCGCATTGACGGTGTCATGAATTCTCTAGGATCAATTGTTTGTTGAAGTTGTTCTAACATTTTTTGTACTGCTTCGTCTGCAGAGTCAATGCCATTTACTTGCATAAACTTTTGAAATTGTTCTTCTGTCATTTTATTTTTTTAAAGTTAAAATTTTACTTAGCGTACCGCCGCATACTAGTGCGTATAACATAAAAATGATGCCTCCGGTTATTTTGTATCCAACATGCAATTGCGATGCAAATAACAAGGACAATATGTCGCCAATCAATAGTATTGATACTATGATTAAACTTGCGTAAATTACTTTTTCTATACTACGATTATTTCCCATAACTATATGATTTTGTATTTTTAATTCCACAACCTTCTCTAGCAAATTGATCTAATGAACGCTTTCCACAAACGCAACTATGACTGTTTTCATCAAACATACAGTTTTTAAACGCAGCTTTCTTGTTCTGAATAAATACATGCACTTCAGAATCTAAATCGTTTGAATATCCATCCGGATATACCGTACGCACAATACGCATAGGTTTTAACGATGCAGGTTTTTTACATAGTAATCCTACACGACGCATCGATCGCAATACTAATAACTTTAAACTTCTTTTTTTCATAACTCTTTATTTTCTATAATATAGTAAAAAAGGGCCTGGAATCCAAGCCCTAAACACACAAAACTATAATTTTTTTTATCCTTTGATTATTTTTTTAGAACCTACCATATCAAAATAGGTATCGATAAGTTTGTCGATACGAGAATCCGTATATCGTCTTGCATTTTCGTTTAACTCACCGTCAGTACGATTCAATTGATCAATAGCCTGATCCATTTCTTTTCTAGTCTTATCAATCTGATTCATAATGGTTTTTTCAACCATTGTTACATCTCGTCCTGCAGTTTCAAATTGACGCCATAATTCTGAATTAGAATCTTCTATTCTGCGATGTATGTGATCCATATCGCGATAATAGCTCAAATTCATTTCTTTAATTTGTTTTTGTAGTTTCATTATCTTAACTATACCTACAACAATTACTGATATCATTGCTATCAGTGTAATCGTAAGCATACCTAAAACATACGCTGTTACTTCCATAATTTTACCTTTCTTTTTGTTTTGTGTGTTTTATTTTAATTTATAATACTCTCGTTCAATTGGTATTCTAAACTCAATTGTATCCTTAACATATACAATTTCACTAGGAACATATATGCAATGTCGCTTACTATCAAATTCTACATGTTCGTGCCATTGTGATACCATAATAGAATCATTGAATGGAATACGATAAACTGAATATGCATCGCAAGTTGCTTTTGATTTACATGCTACTGCTAATGGTAACAATAATAATAATTTTTTCATTTTAAATATTTTTTTCTTAATATTAAATCGTAGTAGTTAATTGTTGTTTCTCCTTCTTTTGAATGTCTAGTCCATATTTGGGGAAATTTCTCTTTACATTGCTCAATACGCTCTGATTTTGATTTAGTTTTATCAGTGTGCAATTCATAATACAACCAACACTCCCAATAATGATCTTGTTCTGGCGCAACAAATGTAACAGCAAATTGATATCCAAAGCATACAAATGACCACCGCGGTGCCCATTCAAATCGAACATCCGTTGCTGACCATTTTGTTTTCCAACCTAAAGGTACAAAATCAAATCCAATACGTTTGTCTACTGGAAATTTAGATCTCATTGCTCTTTCATACGCAGTATCATAATCAGGTACGCATTGGCCGTATCCATGTTCTTTGTTTCGCTCATTAAACTTTTTCACACTGTTTATTTCACGCAATGCCTCTTTGTGAGCCATCTCCGGTGTTGCTTTTACCCATCTGCGAGGATAAAAGTAAGGTACACCAATAGCTGTTTTACCTAAATAAAATTGCAATTTAGGTCTTTTGAAAGGAGAGAAAAATGTTTTTAAATAGCTAAAGTTTTTCATTTTCTTTTATTATAAGTAAATTAATTATAAAATCCTAATCCCACCATCTTTCAATGTGATCATTCATAATTTTAAATAGTAACGTTTTGCATCGGTCTTGATTCATATGAGCAATCTCTAATGCAATTCTATGTTTATCTGCTGGATCAACTACATATCCTGGTTCTCGGTAATGTGCAAATATGCCTTCTCCGTTAAGTACTTTTTTGTATTGTCTAGGATACTTTGCAAAGTATTCATCATACCGTTCCGAAATAGTTTCATGTTTCCATTCTTTATATCCCGGATTATCAGCTACTGGTTCAAACCTATGTTCAGACGTTTCATAGTTCATACGTTCTAAAGTATAGAATTCATCTCGTTGCATCTCGATTAATTTAACTACAAGTTGCATCCTTTCGGCATCACGCTTTGCTTCCGTATGAAATCCTCTATCGCCGATATACTTTGCTTGAAACTCTAGTTTCTTAGCTAACATTGTGTAAATGTATACCTGATCCCAATCTCGGTCTTGCCATATTACCGGGAACCATCTCCATAAGTTTTTTACTCCTCGAGCAAACTCTTTGTGCATGTGTCGTCCATCAAACTTCCACCACAATCTAATTTTTTCTAACATGATTAATCATTAAATATACAATTATCAAATTCGTAATGTTGTTCTCCTCTTTCGGATACAACAAACAATTTACATTTAAACCCAATTATTTTAAATTTACTTGCTTTAAATATTTCATCACCTGTTAAAGTGTTCATGGTAAGCGGAGGATCAAAAACAATGTCATTTAGTGTTACAATATCCTTGACAGTATCTGTCCAATCAGACAAACCATGTTTGCTTTGATATCTAAATTTCTTTCCTATTAGTTTTCGTACGTCCATTTTTAAAGTTTAAATAACTCGTAGTTACTATTTTTTGTTTTGAATTTAATGTAATCTTCTCTTTGCTCCGTAATCTCAGTTACACTTGTTGTTTGCCAAGCAAAGAATTCACTGAAAGGTGACATTAACAAAGATCTACCAACGGCAGGTTCTGAGTGTTTTTCTTTGAATCGTCCTTCTTCATTCCATTCCACCCACATTACATCTTCTGATTGTTTAGTTAAACCATCTCGTTCTCTGACAAGCTTGTAGTTTGGCTTAATACTTACAATATCAGCTAAGTCTTCTAATTGTAATGGTAATTTATTTTGTTTTATCTTGCTCATTTGTTGTCCATTTTAAATCTGAAAATTTTAAACCCCACATTAGTCCAATCATTTCCATTTGTCGCTCTGCCATTTTAGCATACATTCTTAGTTTAGTTTGCAAGTACTTCTTACCCCAAGCTTTCCATTCATCATATTGCGCCTCAGTCATTGTCCAATCTGAATACCAAGCATCCTTACGATCCTTTACATCGTCATATGTAACTTCATGTCCTGCAATCTCAAACATTTTGTTAATCATATCAACAACCATTTGTTTTTCTTTTTGATCTCTTGTTAAACGCTTTGCCATATTACAACCATTTTATTTCATTTGTTATATTATCCCATTCTACGGATAAGGGTTGATTCGAATAAACATATCCTTCATTGAGGATACTAGCATTAATAAAATGCGTATGTCCATTAAAATAATATCCAGCACTTCCATGAATATGTCCAAATACATGTATCTTAGGTCTAATCGTATCAACGCGATGTCGTAACATCTCACATCCTACACGCGTGTTTTGCCCACCTGGTATATCTAAATAACCAAAGGGAGGCCCATGGGTGATTAAGATGTCTGTATTGTCAGGTATTGCATCCCAACGTGCCTTCATCTCTTTGCCGTTACGTGGCAAATTAAATGCCCAATTGAAAAATTCTGGTTGCCATGGCGATCCGTATATACGAATATTATCTTCGGGATAATCTCCGTTCGGCCCATCAAAGTAAAGAGTTACTCCATCATCTTGCAAATAATCTATAGAAGGATATTTTGGTAATATGTTACATACCCATTCCGGATTATTCTCAAATAAACGATCGTGATTACCGGCGATGAATACTTTATCAGTATACGTATCAATGCGATGAAACCATTCCAAAAAATCTATTGCTTCATATTCATAACGACCCGAATTCATAAAATCGCCAGCACAGATGAGTAAATCACCTCCCGGTAAATCCTTTTCGCAATAACGATGCTTCGTATGAGTATCTGATATAAACGTTATTCTATGCTTCATAACATATTATATAAAATAAGTTGTCTAATTCCAACCAGTAAAAAACCCTTAGCAGTTTCCGGTGATCAATCGGGCTTACTAAGGGGCGATAATGGTTATAGGATTGTTCAGCGAGGACGCGTCCGTCACCATCTGAAGCAAGTTCCATTTCCCAATACCAAGACGGCCATATGAGTGAGCTGATCTTACGGTAAGCCCTATGGCACTGGGCCTGTGTCTTTCCCAACACAGGGGGGATAAAAGCTCTAGCACCGGAGCACTAAAGGGTTCCAATGTTTCCATTGGTGGGGTAAAAGACCTACCCTGGTACGCGCGACCGTGGACACCACAATCCGTTAAGCGAGGTAGGTACTATACTTATAAATATCTGAACTTGTAAAACCCACCCTAGGGCAAGGAAACTCTATTCAATGTTTTTTGCGTAGTCAGGACAGGATTCGAACCTGCGACACGATGCGACTTTCAGAACACACCAGCTCTACCATTGAGCTTACCTGACTATGTTGCTGTCTCTCCAGCTGTCATCAATTTTGATGGGCTCATCTGATAGCATAGCTACCCAGCACATGAGATTGAAACTCCATGTAACCAGGAAGGGACTCGAACCCTTTGCAGAACTAGGACGTTTCCCCGTACGTCAAACCCTGGTCGGGTGGTGGAGATTTGAATCCAACGCATGATCACCCATACGCATCGTTTCTTTTGTCTTTGGTACTCCACCATTGTAAGTTTCCCTTTTATTTCTTACACCACCATTCGCGAGACATCCCGAATTCCCCAATGGTTGTTACTCTACTACCAGGAATCAAGTAACCGGTGTACACTCGGCCGGAGTCGAACCGGCACGCTCATTTCTGAGCACTGAATTTTAAGTCCAGCGTGACTACCAATTCCACCACGAGTGCAGTTGAGGTTGAGAACTCCTCCGCGTTCTGTACAGGTATTACATGTATTACTACAATCAGCTTAGTACATTCTTTATCCTTTCTCAAGGGAAAACACTTTTCGTTATCCTGTCATTCCAAGTATGAATATATTGATTGCCCTCTCTTATCTGCAACCCACCGAGGTTAAAGTTTTCTATATCTTGTCGCAAAACTGCTTCGTCTTGGTACGAATACAACGTGGTTGACTTGCGCGTCCCATCAACTATAAAGCACTAAATCTAATGGACATTCTGTTGCTGTTTTGTTTCAAGCAGGATAATGTCAAAGAACTTTTTTGTTGCG